TATGATAAAATGGATCTAATTGATAAACTTGAAAAGAATTTAGAAGGGCTGCATTGGTATAATAAGGAAATATTAAAACTTTACGCTATCGACTTTAAAAAGAACGCAAAAGAGTTAAGCCGTAAAACAGGCATACCTTATATGTCATTAGTAAGAACTATAAATAAAACTAAAAAACAAATGAAAACAAATATTAGAAAATGATTTTATCAATTTTAACCGCTATCTGTGCATCATTATTTTTTACTGAAATTCATAACCTACACCATAAATGGGGAATCAATTTCAAGCCCTTTAATTGCGGAAGTTGTTTGGCTGCGTGGCTTGCACCAATACACTATTTCCTACCTGAATTAATTCAGCATATAACTTCAACAATGTTTATAGCGGGATTTTTAGCGCCAATAATAACTAAACTAATGTGGAACTATTTATGGAAATAATACAAGAACATAGAGATTTTTTAAACGCTAATATAGGGAACTATGAAAGCGCAAAGAATGGTTATATCAGAAACCTTGATTTACCGGAACTTAAAATGTATGAGCATATATATAGGACTTATTTAGATCCAAACTTTTTACTTTCAGTATGGTGCGGCGCTTGTAAGTTTGAAATGATAATGCGATTATACAATTGGTATATTGCGCAGCCAAAAAGTTCACAAATAGAGAATAAAGAAGAAGATGCAATAATTACTTTTATTATTGAAGAACCAAAGAAACGAGGACGTAAACCCAAAGCAAATGGCTAACTTTATACACCCGACCGCTATTATTGGCGAAAACGTTATTTTAGGCGATAATAATTATATTGGCGCTTATTGTATTATAGGCGATCCCGCAGAACATAAAAAATATTGGGATAAAGAAAAGGGAATGGTAGTTATTGGGAATAATAATATTGTTACCGGATTGGTTACAATAGATGCAGGAACGAGTGATATAACTACAATAGGGGATAATTGTTTTATTATGAAGCACGCGCATATTGGACACGATTGTCTTATTTATTCAAATGTTACAATAAGCTGCGGCGCTAAGATCGGCGGTCATTCAATAATTAAAGAATATTCAAACATAGGATTAAATGCAGTATTGCACCAATTTACAAAAATTGAGCGCGGTTGTATGATCGGTGCAAGTGCTTTTATAAAAGGCGAAACAGAAGAATTTATAAAGTATGCGGGCGTGCCTGCTAAAAAAATAGGAATAAATGAATATAGCCGTAATATTATTAACCTTAAATAGAAACGATCTAACTAAACGCGTTATTAATCAGAATTTTCATAATTAAGGATATGACGCAGATTGTTTTTTAGTAGATAACGGAAGCGATCAAATTCCGTATGAATTATATAATTGGACTAATTGTAATGTAGCATCTAAAAGGGGGATAGGCGCGGGAGTTAATGCAGGCTTAAGAATGACAAGAGGATATGATGGCGTATGTATTTTAGCAAATGATATATTACTTCCTGAAGGTTGGTTGTCAAAATGGGTTATATTTTCGCAACGTGTGTCAAAAACCGGCATTATTGGTATACATTGCGTAGAAGATTTACCACCATTAGTAAACGGAGTTCATAAAACGCATACGCCTTTTGGGAATAATTTTTTAACAAGGGAGTTAATCGATACGATCGGCGGCTACAATATAGAATACGATCCGTATGGAATGCAAGATAGGGATTATGCAGAAAGGGCTACAATAGCAGGGTTTACAAATTACTATTTACCCGATCTAAGAAGCGAGCATATAGGACACGACGTTGGTAATGGAACCGAATATAGAGCAATGAAAGACGCAAGTCTACAAAGGGCGCAAGCAGTTTGGGAAAAATACCAACCAATATATCATACAGAAAAAAAACTTAGATGCGAATTTTAGCAATTACGAGTAAGACAAGTGGCGTAGGTTACCATAGGATTATAATGCCAATAGTCAATATGAAAAAAGATTATTGCTTAATGACGGATACAATAAGCGAGGAAACTTTTGAAGGAAAATATGATATTGTTATTTTAAATAGGATGCTTGCAAACATAACCCCTGATCAGATGGTAGAATGGCGCAAAAAATACGGATTTAAATTAATCGTAGATAATGATGACTATTGGGAACTTGATCTTTCGCATATACTTTACGAACGATATATTCTAAATAATGTAAGTCAGCAGATTATAAATTGGATTAAGGTAGCCGATCTTTGTACTTGTACGCACGAAAGGTTAGCAGAGGAAATATATAAATACAATCAAAATGTAGAAATAATACCGAACGCTATTCCGTACGGCGAAGAACAATTTGTATTAGATAAAAAGCCTTCCGATCTAATTAGGTTATTTTGGTCCGGTTCGGGAACGCACGGCAAAGATTTAGAAATATTACGCAATCCAATGAAGCGAATTAATTTCCCCGTTCGTACAATAATAGCCGGATATAACGAAACAGAGAAACCTATTTGGGACGGAATGATTGCAGCGTTTACGAATGGCTTAAAATTAAACCCTACAATTTATAACTATAATCAAGTTACGGAATATATGGCAGCCTATTGTGATTCCGATATAAGCCTTATTCCTTTAGTAGATACAAAGTTTAATTCTATGAAGTCTAATCTTAAAGTATTAGAAACGGCATCTAAAAAGAACCCTGCGATAGTTAGTAACGTACACCCGTATAAGGGATTTTATCCCGCCTGCCACGTTAATAGCCAAAAAGATTGGTATTATTGGATTAAGATGTTAGTTAATGATAGGCAAGCCCGCGAGTATTACGGGAACGCCTTATATGATTATTGCAATAAGAACTTTAACTTACACGAAGTAAATAAGCAAAGGTTTGCTATTTATAGTAAATTGATAGACAATGCCGGTAATTAAATGTTCAAACGGAAAATATAGAATAGGATCGGGTGCTTGCATCTATGATTCAGAAGAAAAGGCTCAAAGCGTATGGGCTGCAATAAGGGTTTCAATGGTAGATAGTTATAACGATTACCCGCAGGCTGCAAGAGTAAACGCACAAAGAGCAATAAATATAAGAGAACAATACGATCGTAAATGCGGAACGCCTGTTGGTTGGGCGCGTGCTAATCAATTAGCTAAGGGTGAGAATATTACAAGGGATACAATTGCAAGGATGTCGTCTTTTGAAAGACATAGAGAAAATTCAAAAGGCGATCCAAAGGTAGATTGCGGCGCGTTAATGTGGTTAGCTTGGGGCGGTGATGAGGGCGTAGCTTGGGCGCAGAGGAAACTTGAACAAATAGATAATGAAAAAGCACACTAAAATATATCTTGATTATTTTGGTTATGGCGGTGAAGATTTTATTCCTTGTGAAGTATGCGGAAGCAGGGCAGTAGATATTCACCATATACATAGAAGGGGAATGGGGGGAAGCGTAGGCGCGGATAAGATTGAAAATATAATGGCGGTTTGTAGAATTTGCCATATTGAATACGGGGATAAAACAAGATATTTCGAGTTATTAATAGAGGCACATAAAAAAAAATTAGATGGCAAAAGTTAAAAGTGATTCAAGAAAGGTTAACTTTGGTAAAAGGAAATGCGGACACGCTAAGAAATCCTTTAATAAACATAGCCCAAAACCAAAAGCATATAGAGGTCAGGGCAGGTAAATAAAAAACCTATGATAAAAAAAGTAAAGATTTCGGAAGTTAAACCTAATCCGAATAATCCGCGTTTAATTAAAGATGATAAGTTTAAAAAACTTGTAAAGTCAATACAGGATTTCCCTGATATGTTAAACGTCCGTCCTATCGTAGTTAATAAAGATATGATTGTACTTGGTGGAAATATGCGTTTAAATGCAATTAAAGAAGCAGGGCATACAGAGGTCGCAATAAAAATAGTAGATTGGACAGAGGAACAACAAAAGGAATTTATTGTTAAAGATAACGTAGGCTATGGGGAATGGGATTGGGATGACCTTGCTAATAATTGGGATTCCGCAGAACTAACCGATTGGGGCTTAGATATACCTAACTTTGATAATGGGGATTATTCAGATAAAAATAAAGAAATAAATATTGATGATATAGAGGATTCAATGACGATTAATTTAAAATATACTGAAGAAGAATATTTAATAGTTAAAGAAGCATTATCTAAAATAGCATCTACGCCGGAAATGGCAATATGGAAACTTATAGGAAATGAATAAATTTAGTTTTGATACTGTAAAAGATTTTGATAACCATATTAATAATTCTATTAAGGGTTATGATTTATTAGATTATTTAATTCTTAATCTATGTTCCTTTTTTACTAAAGAGGAAACTATTGTAATAGACTTAGGATGTACAACGGGTAGATTATTAGATAAAGTAAATAAAAAATATAATAGCAAGTGTATTGGCTATGATATAATTGATTCTCAATTTATTAAAGAAACTAATTGCGAACTAATTAAAGAAGATATTACTAATAAGGACTTTATATTACCTAAGTCAAATATAATACTTTCAGTATTTACATTACAATTTATAGATATTAATAAAAGAACAGATATATTAAAAAAGGTATATAATTCTTTAACTATTAATGGGGCATTTATATTTTGTGAAAAAGAGATTTGTAATGACGGCGTAATACAGGAATGTTTTACGTTCTCTAATTATGATAATAAAAAGCAATCCTTTACGGCTGAAGAAATATTAAGTAAAGAAGTAGATTTAAGAAAGTTAATGAATAATTTAAATT